GCATGACAACATAGTAGTTCGGGTTCTGCCTCAACGCAGTCCAGAAGCATTTGAAACCAGCAGTAATTGTGAGGTTAAGAGGATCGCTCTTATCCGCAGAATCAGTGATTACAATCTTCGGGCTGAACGGAGACTGACTCGACAGCTCAGGGATGCCATAAGCACCCTCCCCTAAGAACAGGGAAGCGTGAACATCAGCGTTCGCTGCCGTAGTGCCGCCGTTAGAGGCATCATAGATGACTCGATCAGCGTCAGTTCCGAGTGCGCCATTGGTAATGAATCCATTTGTGCTCATTACCATTTTTGCCCCGAAAAGTCGGCCCACTTCCCCCTTATAGAGCTCTTCTACATTGCTGTATTGAGCTGCATTGAGCCATGTATTGTCCTGCATGAGGTCACTCAATACTTGAGGACTAGCAACACAGGCATACATTCCGCCACTTGTCGGTTGAGCGCGATTGACCTTTAGCTGTGTAACAGCATTAAGGACAGCAGCACCATCCAGCAACGTGTCGTCGCTTACTAGGTCAGAGAACGTAGTGTACTCTGTTGCCCCGGTTGTCTCCTTTGTGCCATTAGCATACAACTCAATGAGCGTATCGCTATTGTCAAGACTGGCTGACATATCAGCGGCATAGCCGCCTTCCATCGCAGTCGCACCGGAGTTTATGTTATCGCCCACATTGGAACCAACCAATATGTTGCGAGTGATGTTGTCCATGTCGATGGCAGCATCCTGACCGTTGATCTTGACACTCTGCTGAAGCGACGAAAACAAATCCGTTGCATTCAGGATGTCAGACAACTTAACGACTTGACCACGTTGAATCAGCGTCTTGCTGATTTTAGTCAACGCAATGTCGCGATCACCAACAGACCCCACAGTACCTTCCGTGAGAGTGTTAATGTCAGTCGCTTTCGGGACGTCCCATCTAAACATAGAAATAGCCTTGTGACCCGACTTACCGGGTAATGGGGCTTTAGAGCCGAACTGGTCTAGTACCAGTGCTTGTACAGCATAGGTCAGCAATTTCTTGCTGAAATAATTCTGATACTGGACAGCTAGATCGGCATCGGTTGTGACGTTAATAGCCATAATTTTTACCTTCCGTCAGTCATTAGGCATCATCGTGAGCCGCAGCCGCCTTGAGCAAATAAGACTCCTGATCTTCCAGTGAAAGATCATCAAAAGTCCTGTTGCTATCCAGCTTCCCGCTCGTGAATCCACCGCCAACTGACATTTTCTTTTCCAGTTTGTTTAGTTTATCCGTTAGTTCCTTGACTTCAGCCTGACTCGAATCGGTCTTGTCAGCCGCAATCTTCCACTGGGCAATCTTAACTGCGTAGCGCAGTCCAGTTCCCTCAGAAGCATAGATTAGATCGGGATGATCTTTCAGTATCTGATTGGACGCCTTAGTCAATTCTGAATCAGTTTCCTTCAGAGAAGGAATCTCTTCCATAAGTTCCTGTCGCGTCTTCTCAAACGCATCCTGAAACTTCTTGACCGTGCGATCACCCTCAACCTTCTTGCCTTCTTCTCCGAGCTCTTTAGCCCTGTTTCTGGCAGCTTCGGCATCACTGTATTCGCCGTCTTCCTCAGCCCTATCAGCAGCACGACTGTAGTCGTCTGCCGTAAAGCCATCCTTATCCCGGTAGGTTTTCCCTTCGTCCATGTCGGTCTGCTTCTCTTGAAGCTCACCCTTCATAGACTCCAGCTCCTCCCGCTCCTTCTTAATCGCTTCTTTTTGAGAGTTTATCTCTTTCCACGACTTGTTCTTGCGGGACTCGTTCTTAGCCCACTTGCTCTTTTGCGGCTTGTCTTCCTCTTCAGGAGTCTCGCCTTCTGTCAATGAACTTTCGGGTTCATCCACATCCTGCCCTTCAGGTTCCGGTTCTGCTTCCGCAGTTTCCGCTGGTTCCTCCGGTGGAGTTTCCTCCTTTTTCGGTTCAGGTTCCTCCGTCTTTATATCGACGTTAGGTTGTTCCCCCGCAGCGACAGCAGTATCAAACTCCTGTGCAGCGGCCAACAGATTTTCGGCGGTTACTTCGCCGGACTCTTCTGGCATAATGTTTCCCTGTCAGTGCTTATCCTCGTCCAATCATTGCACTGAAACGATTGTCCGTTGCTGCGGGGTCTTCACTCGACAGATATTCGACCCCATATATATCTGCCGTAAAATCCTTTGACTCCTCGATGTCCTTCGCAAGAGCCTCAACAGTGTGTACTGTCGTCCTTACTCCGCTGGCAAATCCAGCCTCGTACTCCAGTCTCTTTGTGGCAGTCACCGCCTGTTGGTTCTGCTTCAAAACCATGTTCAGGAGAGTCATCCTGAACCGTTTCCCTTCCTTTAAGACGAGGAACTTGCGTAAAACATTCGCATCAGATGCGCCCCACTCAGGTTCGCCTACCCACGGTATGTTACCTGATAGACGCCATGCAATCCTTAAAAACCTAAAAAATCTCATATAGTCTCCTCTACTGCAACAGCTTCCTCAGCTCCAACCTGTGGAGGCGGTGCTCCAGTTTGCTGGGCGATCTCCATTGCCTGCTGGGCTTCCACCTCTTCCTCGGAAGGAACCAGTCCGGTTGTCTGCAGGTATTCCGTTACGTCCTTCCTCAACGCCCTTGCGTTGTTCGTGTCCACCTCTTCCATCGCAGAGAGAAGTCCGTCCAGCCTAGTGGTAATTGCCTGAGCACCCTGAGGGCTGATCTGCATCCCAGCCTGTCGGGCCTGTTCGAGGAATGCCATTATCACGCCTATGCGAGTCTGGTAGTTCCAGCCAACCTTGACAGGAATCATCTGACCAATCAGGAGAGCTGGGATGGTTCGTTGCTCGTCCTCAGCCTCATCACCCAGCTTCTCGTTCGGGTCTTGAACCAGACGAGGCACAAGTGCTGGGTCTTCGAGCTCAAGGATGGACTTGTCCAGCTCAACCTGATTGATCCACGGAGAGTTCATGAAAAGTTCCTTGCGCTGGATCGCCCTGCTCAAGAGCATCTCGCGGCTTATCATGTCCATGCCGCCACGAGGCTCAATCTGATACTGGTCGTGCAGGGCAACCGGATCAACATTCAAGCTGTCCTCAAGGAAGCGGTACTGCAAGTCCTTCTTGTCAAACTGAAGGAGAATGCTCCACGTCTGCCTGAACAGGTCGCCCAGAGCCTGACGAAAGAGACGCAAACGCAAATCCATATTCTGCTGTGACTGAGCATTGATGGATTTTATTTCAGTTGCTGTGCGCCTGTCCCTGTCCGCCATGAGTCCATAGTCGGGAACGGTAACACGCTGCTCAGCAATAGACTGCGTTTGCGTCATTTCATCGTCAAAGTCTGACGGTGTGTTGGGCATCTGAACGGGAGCAATCCCGAAGGGCAAAATCTGGCCGGGATTCAGCCGCAAGTTCACTGAGTTCGGGAGGTCACGTTCCGCCCTGAACAGTGGCTTGTTAAAAAGTGTTGAGGCATCAAGCCGCTCGTTCCACGTCTTTGTGAGCGCAGCCTCAAAGGGTGCGAGCATCTCGCACACCCCGCGAGGGGAGTACCAACCTCCGTCAGTGATCTCATACTTGCAGGTGACATAGGGGGGGTGTCCGTGATCGAAGGGAACCTTCATGCTCTCCCGAAGGGGAACATCAGGAGCCTGAGGTGAGAAGCATTGCATCTCCCACTCCCCGTCTTCGTTGTGCGTATAGACTTCCCACACTATGACCTGCTCCTTGTCGGTTGAATAGGTCAGCCCCTCCCGAAGTTCCTTGTTGTTCTTCAGGTCGTTAAGAATGCCGGACTCCTCTGTCTTGCCGCCAACGATACTGTCCATAGTGGACTTGTCTGTGTTGTAAATTCCGGCACGCTTGTAGGACTCCAGACTCATGGGCATCACCTGACAAATCCTGTCGGCCCCATCCACGTTCTTAGTCCACGGGGGGACGATCACGTACATGGAATCTATGGCCTGAAACTGAATCTGTTTGTTGTCAGGATTCCAGAAGGCTTTCATTATGCCATGACCGCCCATCAGCATATGGTCGATCCAGCTCATTACTTCTGATGCAAAGTTGCTTTTCTCGTGCAGCTTGTATGAGAACCATTGTTCCGCTGCAGTGGTAAATCCTGCGAGCTGATCCCGCATGGGAACGAAGGTTGCAATGACATCCAGCCCCATAGCCTGTTGGAAGAAGGCTGGCTTCAGCTTGTTGATGGTCGTATCAATCAGGGGGAAGTGAGCATCAGAAGCCTTAGGCCACGGCTTACCCTGACGCCGCAGACCGTCATTACGCATCTGATACCACAAGCCCTGCCGAACCTCCCAACGTGTTCGGCTGGCTATGTCGTTTGCTACAAGATCGTAAAGCTCATTGCTCATAAATTATGCACCCGGCCTGTATGTAAACTTCTTCTTCGGATTATGAGGGAACTCATCCTCAACCTCTCTCCTGAGAGCCCCCTCCTTTACGCCACCTTTTCGTTCCATGTCCCAGAATCTTTCCTCCCCCTTCCTAGGGCCAACAGGATTCCTGCCCTTATTCGGCAGATGCCACGGCTTCTTAGCCTTAGCTATTTTCTTAGCCCCCTTCTCCCGCTCAGGTTCCCCGTGGTATTCCTTAGGCATATCTTTTCTTCCTTATTACTTCTTGTCGGGGACAATCCACCTTTGTGGTTGACGTAGCTTCATCCTTCTCTTCTTCCGAACAGCCTTGCGTTCTTCGGGTGACGGAGTTGGAAGCCCCGCTCTCGCAGTTCCCTGCCATACGCTTTTGCTGGGGCCACCCCCTCCACCTTTCACCTGACTCTGTTTGTCTGGCATAATTCTCCTTAGGCTGATCTTTTCCGCAGCCCGTACTTCCTGCCGCCTGCAGCCTTGCGCGACCCTGAAGCCATTGGTTTACCCTTTGTTGATGTTTCCTTCTCCCACGCCTTAGCCATCTTCGGCTTGTTAGCG